CAGAGACCAATATTTACAATCACCAGTAAACTTTCAGTTTTTAGATTCCCCTAGCACGATTAATGCCACAACATACGGAGTTCAAGTTAGCCCAATGCGTACTATTTCAAGGACAGTTCAAATCAATGAGATGACTACTATGGGAGACGCTAACCAAGGTAGGGGTTGTTCTACTATGATACTTATGGAGATTAAAGGCTAATGAAAATGCAAATGAAACCTGAACTCCAAGTACAGCTAGAACTTGATGCCCATGAAAAAGAGTGTGCCATAAGATACCAAGCTGTAAATGACAAGCTAAGTGCCTTAGACAAGCGACTATGGAGAATGGAGGCTATGTCTATGTGTAGCACCTTTGCCATAGTAGCTGCAGTAGTAGCAATAGTAATGAAGTAGGAGTACCACCCACATACATGATAGATCCGATTAGTGCCTTCGCTCTCATAAAAACGGCACACTCGACTCTTATGCATGGGATAAAAATGAAAAGAGATTTTGCATCAATGGCAGGTTCGATTGCCAAGTTTGCCAAAGGCGAGGCTGAACTTAGTGTAGCTAAAGAAAAGAAACAGAACTCACTATTTGGTAATGTGGTCGGTAATGCCATAGACAAGCACTTTCAAGAAGAAGAACGTCAGAGGATGTTCGATGAGCTGAGATCCATGGTCAGGCTATATGGGTCTGCAGGTCAATGGGAACGTCTAGCTGCTACCATAGCCAGTGCCAAAGCAGAACATAAAAAACAACTTAAAAAGCAAGCCAAGATAGACTACAGAAACAAACTCATAACCACTGTTTCAGGAACTATACTTATAGGCTTTGCAGTCATCTATTACTTAGCAATGTATTTAAAAGGGAGAGTGTAAATGGACATTCAACGACTACGTCAACAACTAATTAAACACGAGGGTATTGAGTATAAACTCTATACTTGTACCAGTTTGAAGACAAGCATAGGCGTGGGAAGGAACTTGGACGATAGAGGTATATCCCATGAAACTGCAATGCAGATGTTAGACGAGGACATCGACATATGCATCAACGAGTTACAACAGACATTAAGCTACTGGAACGACCTCCCCTCACGAGTAAAAGAAGGACTGATTAACCTCTGCTTTAACATGGGTATAAGCCGTCTTATGGCCTTCAAGAAGACCTTCGGTTTCCTCAGGGAGGGAATGTACGATAAGGCTGCTGACGAGCTACTAGAGAGCCGTTATGCAAACCAAGTAGGTCAAAGAGCTATAGACGTAGCTAACATGATCAGAGACGGAGCAAACGACTAATGGAAAACATGATACTGGATGCATGGAACGACCTGTCATATGTAGAGGGTGTTCTATTCACATTTTGGCTATTCATACTGTACTACGGTAAGTGTTGGATAGATGCGAGGTTTAAATAATGATAGCAGCATTGATACCTGCAGTAACAGGGATACTAGATAAGTTTATACCTGATGCAGACACTAAACAGAAGTTGAGCCATGAGATATCAGTCATGGCCGATAAACATGCTCAGGAGATAGCTCTTGCTCAGATAAAGGTTAATGAGGCTGAGGCCAAGGGTAATTGGTTCCAGTCATCGTGGCGACCTGCAACGGCTTGGGTCTGTGTGCTTGGGTTTTTTGTGAACTTCCTCGTTTCTCCATTATGTGCAGGGTTTGGTATTAACATTCCTCAGGCTGACACCTCAACCATGCTACCTGTTTTAATGGGTATGTTAGGCCTCGCAGGTATGAGGACTGCAGAACGTCTTAAGGATAAGGATAGGAAGTAATGGATCTAGAGATGTTGAGTATATTTCTTCAGACACTCACAGTGGTGGGTGTGTTCGTAAATACTGGTATAAATATAGTATATCGTATGAAAAAGTAATTATTAGCTGTAACACTGGTCAGGCTTAGGTTTGATCGGTGTTTTTTCGTTTTGTGTCCACCCTTATACAAACTAAATTACTCATGGGTCTTGATTATTGACTAAAGATCGATTAGTTTAATCATGTGAACTGCTTTTTGGGTTAACATCAGATTTACAGTCTGCTGCCTTTAACCACTCGGCCACCCCACCTAGGGTTACTCCTAGTTAATCTCAGGGGGTCTTTTAAAACAATCAGTAAGTTCTCGCAAGTTAAATTTTACTTAAGGAGAACAAAATGACTACAGCAAGACAAATGATCAAGAAAGCCACTAAAGTATATGTAGGCTCACCTCAGTCAAATACATGGGTTAATGTTACCAAGGCTAGTCTCTCAAGATCAGTCCAAGGTAAAACTTTAGACCCTGCTAACTTTGCATGGACTAACGATAACAAGGCAGTCCTTCTAGTTAACCTCGGTGTTACATGGGGAGCAGTATAATGGTAAAAACTAAACCTACATCAAAGTCTTGGTCTACGGCCAAGCTATTTCATGTTTACTTCAAGGAAATAAGGCTACCAGTGTGTGGCCTTAGATTTGCTTGGGCAGTCGAGGGTTATAAATGGGTCAGGGTCTGTATCCCATTCCACGACATCAAATTTAAGGTGAGACGATCTGTATGGGATCAAATGGACGTTCAATTAACTGATGCAACTAAGTGGGGAGTAAACTAATGATTGATTATGGACAACTAGCACATGCACTTTTGCTAAACAATGCATCAAGCGATGACATCGATGCAGTGACTAAGCACTTTAAAGACCAAGGTAAACTATTCGATGAGAATAAGTTGTACCAAGCAATCGAAACACACCCTTTGTCACTAAATGACGAAGGTAAGATAACTAACGCTAACTAGGAGGCAAACTAATGGCTAAATTAAAAACTTATATAAGTAAACCTGCTAAATTCTTAGGGTTTGGTATTAAAAAAACTACTTCAAAAGGTACTACTCAAGGTCAGAAGTTTTCACCATGTGAATACTCAATTAAGGGTTATGAGCATATGATTAAAATACATAAGTCACATGATGGTTTTTGGTGGACATGTTTTAAAGGTAGTATGAGTGGTTTTAATTCACCTTATACACTTTTGTCTCAGGCTAAGATTAATGCAGTCAACCTTATTACAATGCATGTAGCTAATAAAAAGGAGGCAAACTAATGCAAACATTTAAGCAATTCTTTATGTCAAATGCCGATGAATTATGGAGTGGTCGTCACAGAGACCAAACCGTGAATAAACTCATGATGTTTAGCAACTATAAACACTATGGTTCTAAGGCCTTAGACGACTTCTCAGCGATGGAAATCTCAGACTTCCTATCCTTCATTAAGGTCAATAGAAGGCTCTCAGAGACGACTATAAACCGATACAAGGCTGCTATAAAGGCAGTCTTTAGTTATGCCATCGATCTAGAGCTGATTACCTCAGCTCCTAAGATCAAAATGAAGGCTGAGAACAACGGTAGACCAAGGTCATTTACACCTGACGAGCTAGTGAAGATCAAGGCATTCTTCAGTAAGTCTAAGCAACCTAAGATCCAGTACTTGGTGACACTATCCGAGCAGACTGGAATGAGACTTGGTGAGTTACTTGAGATAGGCACAACTGCCTTTGTATCTGCTGATCAGAAGTGGCTCAAGTTAGTTGACACCAAGAACGGTGATGACCGTGAGGTACCTCTAACATCCACCACCCTAGACTGTATCAAGAAGGTGGGTGTCGTTAAGGACTGGTTCAGCCACAGAACCTTCTACGACTTATGGGATGAGTGTAGGTTCAGAATAGCACCTCGAGATAAGAACTTTGTATTTCACGTTTTAAGACATACTTGTGCCTCAAAGTTAGCAAATGACTTCCAAGTTAATACTTTGGTCATTGCTGACATGTTGGGTCATAGGTCTATTAAGACGACACAGAAATACGTCCACGTTAACCAAAATACTAAACAGTCTGTTGCTAAGTTATTAGCACAGTAAAAACATAGGAGAATCAAGATGCTAGGTAGACCGAAAAGAAGTCAGCAATATGTAAGCAAGAAAGTGTTTTTAGAGCGAAAGGATTGGGAGTTTCTTGGCCGTGAGGCTCATAAACTATCAAGAATTACTGGTCAACAGATATCAATGGCTCACCTAATTAGGATGGCAGTATCTCAGCAGTTTAAAAGTAGAAATAGTGCTTAGTTGAGTGACGTTGATTTTATGTTATTAATGTTATTAACATGTTCATAATTAGGAGAAAGTAATGGATAGAATAGTAGATTTATACGAGAAGAAATACAAAGAGTATGCACTTGCAATTATAGACATTGAGATAGAACTGCATAAATCTAGATCATTGATGATGAACGGTAAAATATCAAGTTACTTTAACTCAACACAAAACCGTAACACCTTTGCTAGGATTATGTCTAAGGCATACATGACAAATAAACCATATTCAATTACCGAGGTATGTGAATTGCTTAGTGCTAACAGAAGTAGTGTAAGCATTATGGTTGATGAATGTGAGAAGGAGGGTTGGATTACTGTTAATAGGGATAAAAACAAAGCGATGTGCATGGCTACGGAAGCACTGTATGAGGCCATGATGAAGTATGTCTATTGGAGAAAGCAAAACTCTAAGTCAATAATAGGTGATCATTACAAGGCTTTAGATCAATTAGAAAGCGTATTAAATCATGTCGGTGTTGATATACCTGACATGGCTTTTGGAGAGAAGGAGGTAGAAGATGACGATAGTATCTAATAACCCACTAGGGATACAACAACGGATGGACGAAAGAACAGGTCAGGCACCAGTTTGGACTACTAACGGTCTATATTTTGAAAGAGTAAAAAGTTTTGTGTCCACCCATTAGAGAACTTTGGGTGAAAAGGAGAATTAAGTGAGTACAATTAGAGAATTACAACGAGAAAGACAAATGATCACAGAAGGCCGTGATCGTTATGTCAAAAGATCAGAGAAAATAACTACCACCTCAATACAAAATAACCCTCAAAAACTTATATCAGAAGTTCAATCTTTAGTGTCTAAAGACCTTAAGAAAACTATAGATGATGTAAGTAAAGGTGGAAGTGCTAGACATCCTAGTTGGTATAATGACCTTAAGGATGTTGATGTCGATATAGTTAGTTATGTCGGTCTTGTGTCGATGTTTGATGCAGTAGGTCGTAATCAAACACTTACTAGAGCAGTCTCAACCATAGGTCAAAAGATTGAGATGGAGGTTTTCAACATAGAGTTAAAACAGTTTAACAAGAAGTTAGCTAATAGAATTGAAACTAAAGTCACTCAAGATCACTCAAGTGAACGTCATAGGATAAAAGCTGCTAAGTCTATAGCTGCTAAAGCAGGTTTTGAGTATGAGAAGTGGGATGACAAGAGAAGGGTTATTGTCGGTACACCTATTCTCAATTC